ATAATTAAGAAGTGTTTTCTTTAGATGTCTTAATTATAGCATAAAAAAACCCCCTGTATAGGGGGTTGTGACACTTTACTTAGAGTCATCCTCTTCATCATCAAATGGTGATTTTTCAATAATACCTGCATTATGCAAGCATTCTTCTAGCATCATCTGTGCTATTTCATCATCAGTCATCTTTTCTATGTGCTTGTCTATGTCCTTCCACTATAGCATCAACTATAATTTTTTTCAACTCTCTTGATTTCTTTTTACCAAGACCTGTTCTTGCATCTATCTTTGCCTTGACCCAATAGAGTCCAATAAGAACAGCAATAAATGGGATAGCATCTTCCCATGGAATAGCATTGTACGCATTAGCAGCGTCACCTAAAATAGCAAACATAATTAACCCTCGTTTAGTGTACCGAATGACCTACGAATTTCTCGTAGTGCTTCTAAGTTCATGTCTTTTGTACCTCCATCATATGCGTGAGCATATCCTTCGGTAATCATTTGTTCATTAAGCGACACGTTCCCATCCCCGATATATAACCACCCCAGAAGACGACCATATTTGCCGACGCCACCATCAAGTTCAGTCCTAATAGTAAGCTCGTCGTCACCATCAATGGCACCATCCAGTTTCTCTTTGAGCCAGTTTGTTGCGTCGATTCCAAGTGCTTTCTCCTCTAAATTACGGGTGCGTTTCTCAGGAGTGTCAACCCCAGCTACGCGAACCCTTTCTTTTTTGTAAAGATCAAATCCTAAGTCTATTGTAACATCAATTGTATCACCGTCAACCACCCTATTGATTTCAGTTACTCTAAAGTTATAGCAGCTTTTCCTGCTCGGTGGAACCATCGCTCCCATACTGTGCCTCCATAAAATCATCTAGTGCACTATTTATAGCATCAGAAGGTGAGGTTGCATTTTGTTCTATTCTTGTTCTTCTTGCATTTCTTTGAAACATCATCTGCATTTGATGCCAGTGCATTGGTTCGTAAATATCAATCTCTCCTTTCAATTCTTGTTTTGGTATAAGTGGTTTTGGTTTTGGACAGTCAAGTGATAGACAGACAACATCAGGTTCTGGACAAAAAGTAGGTTTACCATCCAAACGAGGACTACATGCCTGTGCTGGTGGTGTTACTGGTGCTTCTCCACACATTGTTATAAGGAACAATGGTAATAATAATACTAACTTATTCATAAAACTTGTATTACTCCATTACAATCAGGAAAATCTTGGAATAATTTTTTTTCTATACCCATTTTTAAAGTTTGAGCACTCATTGCACAACTGGTACAAGCACCTCCTAATCTAACTTTAACAAAGTTTGTTTCCTCTTCTATTTCTACAAATTGTAAATATCCACCATCAGCTTCAATATAAGGAGCAATTTCAGATAATGATTCAATCACATTTCTTTCAGTAAAGTCCATTAGAGTATCAGAATTGTTTGTGATCCATCTTTGTTATCTGTTATAGTTATCTTTTTACCTGGAAATGATTTGGATAATAATCTTTTCAATTTGACATGCTTAAATAAGTTTTTCACTACCGATACTCCCACATATAAGAACGATCCCCATACTCATCAGTATGCCATAAATCTCCATCACTGTCAACAAATGAGGTTTCATCCAATCCATCTGATACAAACCCAAATGGTGCCATGTCTTGTTCTATTTGATTCTTCTGCTCTTCATATAATCTTTTTCTTACGTCCTGATCGGTAAGTTCTTTGAAATAATCCTGTGCAACTAACCACGCATATATTACAAGACACATTGCTAAGTCATCATTACATCCCTCCTCAGCCTCAAATGAGTTACTCTTCGATATAAATGTGGTAAGTTCAGATATTATATTATAGTCTTTGAATATTAACTTATCCTCTTCAATCATAGTCTTAAGGTTTAGTGAACCAACCTTTTTGACTGTCTTTGACATCTTGACTCCAAGTTGAGTTTTCTTACCACTAAATCCTTGTCCTACAATCTGACCTGCACGACCTCTCATTGAACACATCAAAAGGTTTTCATATTCCATATCAAAGTTGAGTATTGATGCAATCTGATCTCCAATATCATTTACTTCACAAAGTATAAATGACTTATTATAATTCATTGCTACTTCATATATAATGTTTGGAAACAACATTGGTTTAATTTCGTTATTTCGATATTTTGCTACTACCTTATGAGGAAACTCAGTAATATCAGTTAAAACAAATGCAGAGTAATCTTCACCAACTCCTCTTGCAACGTCAACTGTCATTAAGTAATCGTGTTCTTTTTCTGGTGGGAAGTAAACATCTAGGCCTGCATTTTGTTGTATAGGATTATCATATACCAAAGATTTAAGTTTACTTGGTGCAATCAATGTGTCAATTGAACCTAAAAACTCACACTCAAACTCAATTTTAAATTGTTGTTCTGATGTGTTTGAGATTGTTTGCTTCTTCCACTTTGCATTTCGACCTGGTACTTCAGACCAGTGAACATCAGTCGGTGTATATTCATTTTTTCCTCTTTCTGCATCGTGCCACAATCGGTAGAAATGATTCATACCGTGTGGAGTAGAAACTATGATGACTTTGGTTTTTTTACCAGAAGTGATAGTAGGATATACAGAGGCAAAGAACGAGTCAGCAATATGATTAGGAACAAAGGCAAATTCATCCAGAAAAAGAATGTTGAAAGACATACCTCTGACTGCACTAGCAGAGGTAGACGCAGCCAAGATTTTAGATCCATTTTCCAACTCCAATGATCCACGGTTCCATACCAACACACCTTGTTGCATCCACTTTGGAAGATTTTCATAGGCAGTTTGTAATCTTCCCAATAATTCTCTTGCAGTTGCAGCTTTGTTTGCCAGTATACCAATATTTACACTATCATTAAATACAGCATAATGAAGTAAATAAGATACCACAGTCGTTGACTTTCCAGTCTGACGAGGCATCTTACAGATATTAAAACGATTTTTATGAAATCTCTTAATTAATTTTTCTTGAAACTTGTATGGTTTAAATGGAACTAGTCCTTCATCAAGACTGACTATTTTTACATACTTCTGTGTAAAATACAAAGGATCATTTTTACACTTTAAAAACTCTTCAATCTGCTTTGCAGAAAATTGAATCTGTGTATTTGCTTTTTTTAGATTCGGATTACCAAGATAAATTTCACTCATGACAATTTACGTTTCTTGTCCAGCAAATAACATTGGTTTTGATGGATCTACAGTTGATGGACTAAAGTACATTACTACTGCTGTTGGATATACCTTTTGTACTTCTGTAGTCATTTCTGACTTTGATGGTCTCTTAAATGATGCGATAAACATTTGAGTTGTAATTAATTTACCTCTCCAATTAAGAACAATTGTATATGTTTTACCTCTTTCCTGAATGCGAAGATATGATTCATAAGTAAATGTCTTACCCTTGATACGAGTATCCATTTCACCAGTTCTGCCTGGCCTCATTTTTCCAATTGGTATATTTCTTTTTGGTAATGCACCCTTACGAGTTCTTTTTAATGTAGCACCGCCACCACCTTTTGTTTGTGTGATGACTGCATCCTGATCGTATTTTTTACCAAGTGCTTTGACTGCTTTTTTGAACTTTCTTTTACCCATCTTACCAGAAGTTACAACGTGAGAACGTTCCTTAACTTTAGTAACTTTACCTGTTTTATCATCTTTTTCATCATATCTGCCAGTCACTTTGGTTGCACCTGGTAAACCCTTACCACGAATATCTTTATCTAATTGCTTTGCTCTTGCACGATTTTCTTTAGCAGATTTATCCCCACGACTTCCAGAAAGAACGGCCATACCACCTTTGTCTGACTTACTTTTCAATCTAGTCAAACTACTTTCTTGTATAAATTCTTTGAATGACTTCATTCTTCTTCCTTTTCTACCTTATTATTTAGAACTCCGTTTTTCAATAACTTTGAAAGTTCAGAAGTTGATCCTACAAACAGTGCATTATTAACTGTTTTTGGTGAATCTTTTTCTTCTTTATTTAATTCTTTCATTTTAGACTGAAGATCAATTAACTTATCAGTCGTATCTCCAACACTTTTAATTAATTGTCCAGCTACTTCATATGCTCTGGGATGGTCACTTCCCTGTGCCACCTCAAGAATACCATTAAGTGCTTCTTGTCCCTTTTCAATCAAAGAATATAAATTACCCCTCGAATATTCATAATCAAGAGTAGAATCTTCCTTTTTTTCTACTTTTTCAATTTTATTTTCTTTTTGATGTATCAACTGGTTCAACATCCAAAAATTCATCTATTTCATCAAACTTACTCATACATCAACTCCTTTTGTAGGACTATATGTTCTATAGTCAGGTAAATCAAATCTTTGTTCACTAAATCCAAAGTCATCACCAACTTCAACAAGTGCATCATCTTGAGCATTTACTGCATCAATTACATCACCGTTTATATGAGTATCTATAGTTGTTCCATCTTCACCACGCTTTACAGTAATGTGATTGTTCTCAATTTCTTTGATAAACATCAGTTCATCACCGATTGCAATGTAAGTATCTACAACTAAACTCGCAGTATTTTGCACCAAGAATTTCTTCTGTATCTTTGTAATATCTTCCGCAAGTCTTGTAACTCCATCATCATTATAATCCTTGAGTGCTCTAGGTGTAACGACATATCTCTTGAACCTTTGTGCAGTCTTAGTATTTGTATTTGCGTGGTAATCAACTTGAACTTTCTTAATAAGACCTGAACCAGAATCTGAAACTGGGCCAAACAAGTAAGTTTTTGCTGTAAATCCTAGCGTATGAGTTATCACTCTTTTTTGTTCATAACCACTGTCATAATTATCATCAAATGTAACACTATCTAAAACCATCGGTATATCTCTTTTTTCTCCTATTGCTTTGACCAAATCTACAGTCAGATTAAATGATGGTTGAAAGAATGGTAATATTTGTTCAATAATTTGTAAAGAATCTTCATTATACTGAGTCATCGCATATAACTTAAAACTTAAATTATATGGAACTGGCATGAATACTTTTCTTGCACTTTTTGATCCGTCTTTTGTAAATGCCTTAAAAGTTTGCATAGTTGAAACTTTTCTTGCTGGATCATATGATATACCATCCATTTCAAACG